AGTAATATTATAGAGGCATCTATTGCCGATGGGTCAATGATGGCATGGGATAAAGAGAATGAGGAAGTTCTTGCAACAAAAGAAAATTTAGAATGGGCACAAAATGAATATAAATCTAGAACAGACGATACTTAGAAATCTTCTTACTAATGAAGAATACACACGTAGAGTATTACCATTTCTAGTACCTGATTATTTCGAAGGCGTATACAAAGACTTGTTTAAAGAAGTAGCAAAGTTTGTATCTAAGTATAACAAGATACCAACTCTTGAATCATTTAAAATTGAAGTCGATGAAGGTAACAGATTAAGTGAAGAACACTATCGACAAGCAATCGAAATGTTGCCTAATATTTTTACTGCTGAATCTGAGAATCTAGACTGGTTGATTGAAAGAACTGAAAAGTGGTGTCAAGACCGCTCTGTATATAATGCAGTCATGGAATCTATCTCTATCATTGATGGTAAACATGCAACACTTCAAAAGAATGCAATACCAGGTGTTTTATCAAAAGCACTCGGTGTCTCTTTTGATACTAATATTGGTCACGATTATCTTGAACAAGTAGATGAACGATACGATTATTATCATGAACAAGAAGAACGTATTCCTTTTGACTTAGATAACTTTAATAAAATAACTAAAGGTGGTTTACCAAACAAAACTTTAAACATTGCTCTTGCAGGTACTGGTGTTGGTAAATCTTTATTCATGTGTCACTTAGCATCTAATATATTATCACAAGGTAGAAACGTCTTATATATTACTATGGAAATGGCAGAAGAAAAAATTGCAGAAAGAATCGATGCTAACTTATTAAATATACCAATCGACCAGATTGAGAATCTATCTAAAGATATGTTTAAAGATAAAGTATCTCAGATAACTGCAAAGACAGATGGTAAATTAATTATCAAAGAATATCCAACTGGTCAAGCAAACACTTCACACTTTCGTGCATTACTTAATGAATTGAAACTTAAGAAAAACTTTATACCAGAAATAATCTTTGTTGACTATCTAAACATTTGTGCATCAAGTAGAATGAAAATGATTGGTGGTAGTATCAACTCTTATTCTTATATCAAGAGTATTGCAGAAGAAATGCGAGGTCTTGCAGTAGAATTTAATGTCCCGATTATGAGTGCAACACAAACAAATAGAAGTGGGTTTACTAGTGACGACCCTGGGTTAGAAGATACTTCTGAATCGTTTGGTTTACCAGCAACTGCTGACTTAATGTTTGCATTAATATCAAATGAAGAATTAAATACAATGGGTAAGATACTTGTTAAGCAACTAAAAAACAGGTATAACGACCCAACTAAATACAATAGATTCACACTAAAAATTGACAGAAGTAAAATGCGATTATCAGATGATGATAATCAAAATGTTGTGACAAATAATGATGATACACCTGTATTTGATAAGTCGACATCAGGTGAAAGAGTAAGTTCAGAAAAATTTAAAGATTTTAAATGGGAATAGTAAATAAAGTAAAAGATACATTATGGGGTGCACCAGACAAAGGTATATCTGGTGAACCAGACCCAGGAGAATTAAGTGTTGACAATGCATATAAAACTAGATGGATATGGTATCATACTATCTTGGGTATTGAATTGTTGATAGTTATCTTAATACAGTTAGCAATATTAGTTGTGTTAGCAGTAAAATTATAGGAGAAAATATGGCAGATATAAAAACTGTTGTGACTACTTATGGAGAATATATAGGTGCAATTGAAGAAGGCGCAGATGTAATCAGAATGAAAAACCCTAGAATGGTTATACAATCAGAGCAAGGTTTTGGTTTTGCTAAAGGTGTTTGTGTAACTTCTGTAGAATCACCAGAAGAACTCATAATTAAAAAACCACAAGTTGTTTTAGTAGTCGATACACATGAAGATGTTGCTAAAGCATATGAAGAAGCAACATCGGTAATAGAAAGAGTATGACAAAAGTATTAATTACTGGACATACTTCTGGTATTGGTAAAGCAATACTAGAAAATTGTCCTAGTGATTACGAAGTGCAAGGCATTTCCCGTGCAACTGGTCATGACATTGTACAAAATCTTTCAGACATTCTTGGTTTTATAAAAGAATATAAACCAGATATATTATTCAATAATGTTTGGGGAGATGGCAATCAAAATCAGATTGCTACTTGGTTTGTAGATAGATTTGAAAAAGGTATTATGATTACAACTGGTTCAATTCTTGGTTACAAATATTTAGCAGACAATATTGATAATTTTTATGACCATTTATTAAAACAACCATATATGCAGTATAGCGAAAATAAAGCAAAATTATTATTAGAAGCATTTATGTGGAAATTAAGAAACAGAAATGGAAAAGATGTATACTGGACAAACTATAGTCTTGGTCTAACTAAAACAGGATTGACAAACAGAGACATACATGGTAACTTTGACCCAACAAAACACAAAGATTACCCAATGTTAGAACCAGATGATGTTGCTAAAAGAATGTGGAAAGACATAGAGAATAAATTATACTTAGAGCAGTTTGAAGTCGCACTTGAACAAAACAGAAACTGGGAAGACAAAGAGAGAGTACAAGTTGTCATGGACTTAATTACAAATATAGAAATGTATGGTGCATAAATGACTGAGTATAGCGAAGCAGTAGAACGACAAAAAATATTAATTGAAGCAGAAAAGTGGGCAAAAGAAATTAACCAAATACATTGTCACTCACTAACATCAATGTACTACGATACTGTAGAAACTAAAGAAGAACTAATAAAAAATGGACCTGTTACAGACACAACATATAATAGTGGTCTTATTATCAGAACAAGAAACAATAAAGAAGTTTGTAGATTTGGTATAGAAAGAACTGGTGATGATTTAATAAATTGGTATGGCAGAAGTAGTAGTTAATAATTCTTATTATAACAACAAGTTAAATAATTTAATAGATGAATTTTATTCTTTAGATTACGATAACATGGATTACAATACAATCAGTGGCGATTTAGATAATGGAGAATACTATTGTTCTAGAGAATACTTAAATGATATTATGTCAAGAAGTCATGATGGATACCCTGATGCTTATTATAATAGTTCTATAAGTAATGCATCTGAAAAAAATCCAAGTGACTGGAAAAAATTTTATGAATATTACAAATACGAATTTCCACCAGAAATTGGTGCAAAACATAATGCTTTATTAAATTACTATCCACCAGGTGGATTCATAGGTTGGCACACAAACTGGAATGCATCTGCCTATCAAATGTTATTTACGTATAGTCTTGATGGTAATGGGTATTTTAATTACTTAGATAATAAAACAAATGAAATAGTTACTATACCAGACAAGAAAGGTTGGCAATGTCGTTGGTTTCACTTTGGTAAAAAAGATGACCCAGACAATCATTGTTGGCATTCTGCATATACTTCGTGTGATAGATTTACAATGGCAGTTAAGTTTGACGATTTAAATTATTTACATGATGTAATTGAAGACTTGACAAGTAATGATGATTAATGTATAATATAGGAAAAAAAATGAAATATACAATTATTGTAACAACACTTGCATTTATAATTAGTTGCTCGTCATTACCTTTGATTAGTAAATCATGGGGAATGAAAGAGAACACTAATATATGCTTTTTTAATAACAAGGGTAATCCTATCTGTCAGAAAAAACTTAACGGAACTATCTTATGTGGTAAGACAGAAGTTGGTCAAGAGATTTGTGTAGATATGACACCTGCAACTATATACTAATAATGAAGAAAAAAATAGATTACAAATATAATGAGAGCAATAATATTCTTGAACTATTAAAATATGTTAACTCGACTTACGAGCAACATTATTCTAAAAACAAGTTTCAAGCAACTGAGTTTATTATTGATGGTGGTCATGGTGAAGGTTTCTGTATTGGTAATATTATGAAATATGCACAACGATATGGAAACAAGAACGGGTACAATAGACAAGACTTATTAAAAGTTATTCACTATGCCTTGATTATGCTTCACGTTCATGACAAGACTCATTCGAAACGATAAACTCTTTCATATCAGTTATCCAATTTCGCATTCTTTGTGCCTGCTTTTCATGGAAGTTTTTGTTTTTTAAATCTTTCATAGATTGTTCAATATGAAAATCGTATAATCTAGTTGCAAATGCAATCGCATCTTGATACGGCATACGAACTGAATTTGAAAAAGACCTCTCTATTTTTTTCATGGTGAGTATATTTCTATTTTTTCTTCTTTACCTTTTACTTTAATTACATCTAACTTTTTAAATAAAAAGTCTTTACGACTATATCCATATTGACGAATAGAGTTTACAGTATCTTGACTGATAAGTATTCTGTTGTTTTTATATTTGCCTCTGGCCGCTAATGCTTCCAAACGAGCGGCGAGATTAACGGAGTCTCCGATGACGGAATAATCAAATCGGGAAACAGAACCCATGTTCCCAACGATGCAGTCACCAGTATTAATACCAATACCGACATTGATGCTAGGAAGATTTTTTCTTTTAAATTCATCTTGTATTATCTCTAGTTCTTGTTCTATTTCTACTGCAGAAATACATGCCATTTCTGCATGATACGTATTGTCTAATGGTGCATTCCAAAATGCCATTATACAATCACCCATGTATTTATCAATTGTACCTCCATTACTTAGTATAATATTAGACGTTCTATCTAAAAAGTTATTAACTAATTCCACTAGACCTTCAGGGTCATCATTATTTTTGTAATGTTCTGATATTGGTGTAAACCCAACTATGTCCATAAAAAAGAATGTCATGTTCTTTCTTTCACCACCAAGTTTTAGTAGACTTGGGTCTTCTGCAAGTTTATCTACCATGTCTGGTGATAGATATGTTTTGAACTGGCCTTTTATCATTTCTTTTAGTTTGTATGTCACGTAGTACTTGTTAAATGATGCATGTCCGAACACCAGAAGCGATGCCAGTGACGTATAAATTACATCGATAAGCAATAAAGCAGTAAACCAATAATATAGTCCTGTTGCGACTATACTACCAATCATAGCAAGAGATAATATGCCACTTAGATACGTAGGCAATCTATATACCATAAGTAGTATCAATAACATACTCATTGTTAAAACAAGTATCTCTAATTGTTCAAGAAAAAAATGTCTTTGTATTTGTACACCACTTACAACAGTTTGAATTAAGTTTGCTTGAACATCATGTGGGTACATCGCACCCATTGGTGTTGGCACTGGATTTACTAATCCACCAGCAGATAAACCAATGATATACATTTGTCCATCTGGCATTGGTTCACCAAAAGAGATACGTTTAAAATTATTCCAATATGCAATTTGTATGTTAGAGTTAGGTGTGGTGGACATTTTATCTAATTTACCCATTCTTACCCATTCAACACCTGCTTCTTTTACTTTCATCGCATAATTAGGTTGACGATTCCAAACACGTAAAGTTTCTAGTGCGAGAGAAGGATAAATATGACTATTTGCAATTACCATTAATGGTGCTTCACGAACTATACCATCAATACTTGGTGCGGCACTTACAACACCGACACCAACAGGATTTAATTCTTTTATAGGTGTAGAAATACCTTTATAAGTATACAACCAGTCACTAGGGTCACCTTTACCTAGTTTACCAAAACCAAGAAAAGGTTTATCGCCTTTATTTGATACGTTTGTAGGAATAGAAGATAATATAACTTCTCTTTTTGACATCGCATATGCAAGGTCATTGTCACCATCGAATCTATCGGGTTCAGTAAATCCCATGTTCATTACATACAAAGACAATGCCCCATTTGAAGTTAAAACTTTTGCATAGACATCACGTGGAAATGGAAATTGTCCAAACTTCTCTAAAGACTTTTCATCAATATCGACTAGAACAATACCAGAGTCTACAGGTGTTTGTAGATATTGTAGTGAATCAAAATAGTTTAAACGAAACTGTTCTACTAATTTAGGGTCAACAACACGAACACCAATTAATAATACTATTGTTATAAGAACAACTTTCCAATTGTACATTGTTTATTGTTGTGTAACAGAAATGCTACAACCACCCATAGTTTGACAGTTTTGTGATAGTGAATAAGACTGAGCAGAGTTGCCTTGCTGACTTAAATTTAATGTTGTTGGACTAGAACCAGTTAAAGATATATTTGCAGTATGTGTTGCATAACCACTTTGATACCCTGTGACATTGTTTCCATCATTGTACGTATATAGATTTACAGTTTTTACACCATCAGTATTTTGTCTCCAGAATACATTATTATTATCAGAGTAAAGATAAAATGTTGCTTGGTGTTCACTATAGATACCTGCAGATGAATTTCTTTGACTACCTGCAAGATTATTATTATCTCCGTGAATATCGATAGTTGCATCATGACCACCACCTTCACTTCCGTCCCATGCAAAAGTCGTATCGTTCAGAGAACTAAGAATATATCCTTGACCCCAACGAACATTGTTATCGTCACCATAAATGTGAAGACCTATGTGAGATTCTTTACAAAGTGAACCGCGGCCACATATTTGTGCAAAGTGTAAATTATTAAATGTTCCGTCTATATCACCACTACTTAAACTACCCCAATGCCCATAACTTACTTTATTATTATGTCCATGCTGAATTATTTTTACTTCGTTACCTTGATGTTGCATCGAGAAGTCTACTTTATTATCTTTACCTTCTTGTTCTATAAACAACTTTGTGCCTTCGCCACTTTGAGTGATATATATTTCGTTATCTGCAAGTGCATACTCGCAACCCGCAATACCAAATGCAAATAGAATCCACATTGTCAAAATAGTTTTGAAACCTTGTGGTGATATTTCTTCTTTGATACGTTGTATGTAATATTTAATCATTCTTGTATTATTATGATTCTTGCTTGTGAACCATCCCCTAGAGTTATTTCACTTGGTTTTTGATTAGTATATGTTTCAATAACGGCATTAGTATATATTGCATGTGTTATTCTAATAATACCTTCTACCTCTCTGGTCATAACAATAGTTTCTTCTTCTTTGTTGATAAATGTATTATATTGACTATCTTCATCAAAACCGACTTGAGTGCCTTCAATATTAATATTACCTGTATCTGCGACTTCTCTATCAATTTCATTTATCTTATCAAGTTCTGCAGTAATATCTAATAAGTCTTGAAGAAACTCAACATCTAATAAATTAATATCTAATTCAGTATACTCTAATTCTTCTTTGTCTTCTAGTGCATCATCTTCTAAGGCATCGTATGCCAAAAAGTCAACATCTAAAATGCCTTGAGTATCGTCTTCTTTACTTTCTCTTTCTCTTTCTACTTCTTTTATTTCTTTTGGTGGATTGACAATAAACATATTGTTGATTGAATCAGGTGTAATTCCTTCAAGAATAACTGTTCTTTGTGGCATGACATCATACGACTGTAACATCATAGATTGATATGCTTCATTTAATGTAATTGTGCCACCAGCATTTGTAATAAATATTTCACCAGATGATTTACCAGTTTCATCAGGTAGTAATACTACTAGAGTTCTACCAAGTTCATCAACTGTAGTTGTAAAATCTGTACCA